GAGAAAAAACGAGGTCGAGATAAAAAAATTACAGAGAGATATTAAAAAAGAAAAAGACCCATTAGAGAGAGAACTCAAACAAGTTGAACTAGAGGAAAAATTATATGGTAAGGCACAGATGGAATTAGTCGCCAAACACAGAATGAGAGAAGTGGCTACCTGGTCTAAACTTAAAAAAGAGTTTGATGATGGTAACTTTGATAAAGAAGATGTGAACACGCACCAAGCAAAGTCATATCTATTAAGATTTCAAAGACAAAAAGAAACCATAACTCCTGGTACATCACAGCCAGAGGTGTTTAATATAATGGGTCAACTAGAAGCTTTGGAAAAAGGTTTAAAAGAAAACACTTTATCTTTAGATAGTAAAAAAACTAAGAAATTAAAATGAAGTTTGACTTTGTCTATCTAGGGCAAACCGTTTTAAAATATCAAGTCCCTTTAGAAATTTTTGTAGGTCTTAATGAGATCTATGAGAATCAAAAAAAACAATTACCAAAAGCCAACAAACAGTTAGTGGGTAAAATACAAGACGAAGTATCTTTATTTTATTCTGGTCCTAACAATGATAAAATGCATCAACATTGTTTTTTACCACAAGATATATTGAAATGGTTTATGTCTATCTTTGACCACTACACAGAATGGAACAAGATAGGTCCAACAAACAAATCTATAAATTCTATTTGGGTTAATGAAATGAAAGCACATGAATATAATCCTGTGCATATTCATCAAGGTAAACTTTATACAGGTTTATCTTCTGTGATGATTATGAAACTACCTAAAGATACAGGTGTTGAATATTCAGCAGAATCAAAACCTATGAATGGTAGACTACAGATTATCGGTGCAGCTAACGGACAATTTTCTAAAACAGATTATTCACCAAACATAAAGATAGGAGACTTTTATGTTTTTCCGTATGATATGAGACACTGCGTGTATCCATTTAATGGAACAAAAGAAACTAGAAGAACGTTAGTTTGTAATGTAGATGTTGATTACAATCCTGTAGCATCACGAACTGGATCGGAGCAAAAAGAATGATACCTAGAATGCCTAGATGGCAGTCCTATGTTGCCACAACAACAGAACCAATGTTTACACCAGAGCAATGTAAGATGATTATCGATGCTGGTCACCAGTGTGCACCAGAACAGGCAAAAATTGGTGGAGGAGAGAAAGGTCAATACGATACCAAGAAACGAGTGACAACCATATCTTGGATACCTTTTGATAAACTACCACAGATGTACAAAGTTATTGAAAATCAATTATCTATTGTAAACTTAAATCATTTTTATTTTGATGGTGTAAGAATAACCGAACCTGCACAATTTACCGTGTATCCCAAAAAAGGTTTTTATGATTGGCACATGGATCTTAATGCGTTTGGTGACCAAGGTCAAAATCCAATACGTAAAATATCTATGACATTGTTATTGTCAGACCCATCAGAGTTTACAGGTGGAGATCTTTTGTTTGCAGATACAGGTGATCAAAAATCACTGCCCTTGAAACAAGGACAAGCAATATTTTTTGCATCATTTTTACGACACAAAGTTGCACCTGTTAAAAAAGGTGTAAGAAAATCTTTAGTTATGTGGTTTGGAGGGCCACCATTTAAATGAAGTTACATAGAAAAATATTATTTCCAACTCCTGTATATTTTAAAGATATACCTAACGCTAAAGAGTTAAATAAGTATTTGTTTAAAGAAATAAAAAAATGGCGTAAAGCAGATCCTAAAGGAGAGAGTAAAACAAACTCTGGTTTTGGTTGGCACAGCAAAACGGATATGGATAAACGAAAAGAATATAAACCTTTGATAGAAGAATTATTTAAGATGGCTTACGAATGTAATAAAGATTATGGTATCGAAGGCAAACTAGGTCTTGGTAATATGTGGGCTAATATTAATCCGACATACAGTTATAACAAAACACATACACATCCTAACTCAATGTGGTCGGGTGTGTATTATATTAAAGTGCCTAAGAACTCAGGTAAGTTATTTTTAGAGGATCCTAGACCAGGGCCAAACACGCACATGCCTAGAAGAGTAGAAGGTATGCCAGAGGCATTGTGGAGAGTCTGTGCTTATGAACCTGCAGAGGGTCGCATGATATTTTTTCCATCTTGGCTGCCTCATGGTGTCGATATAAACATGAATACAGAAAAAGGCGAAAAGAATTGGAGAATATCTGTATCCTATAATTTTATACAATTATGAGTTTTAAGAAAAATAAATATCAAATCATACGTGGTGCTATATCAAAAGAGCTAGCAGATGTAGCATATAGATATCTACAGATATCAGCAGAGGCAGATTACTGGATGTTAAACAATGGTGTAACACATGCCGGTAATTCACTGGTTGGTGATTTTAACGATCCACAAGTTCCAAACTCTTACGCTAAATACAGCGACAGACTTATGGAAACATTGCTGGTTAAAACTATAGATGTTATGCAAAAGAAAACAGGGCTTAAATTAATTCCTACATATTCTTACACAAGACTCTATAGAAAAGGCAATATATTACGAAGACACAAAGATAGACCCAGCTGTGAGATATCCACTACTCTTAATCTGGGTGGGGATAACTGGCCTATATTTATCGATCCTACGGGGTCTAACAACGTCATAGACGAGTATAAAAACATACATAAGCCTGGTGCACCCAAAGGTGTAAAAGTAGACCTAAAACCAGGAGATATGCTCATCTACTCTGGTTGTGAATTAGAACACTGGCGAGAGCCTTTTGAGGGTGATTTATGCGGTCAAGTGTTTTTACACTACAATCATGCAGATGGAAGGTTTGCAAAGTCTAATTTGTATGATAAAAGACCTATGCTAGGAATAGTCAAAA